CCGGCATAGCACAACACCAGTTCGCCGCTGTTGACTGAGGGCGTCGTCAATGCCGGGGCCGCAGTGGCAACTTGGTTGGTGCCAGTGGCACCACTGTTGGTCCGGTAACTCACCGAGCCACCAGCAGCACCGGTCACCTTGGTCATCACGATCGCTCGCACCACGATGGTGCCTGACCATGAGATCGAGATGTTGGTGCCAGACGGGATCGCCGTCGTCACGGTATAACTGTTGGCCCGAGTAGCTAGACCAGCGCTGGCCGCGCCGGGATCGTTGAGTCCGGTCTGAGACGCATCCAGCGCCATTGCTCCAGTAGCCGGAGTGGCTGTGATACCCCCGGACATCGGATCGGCACCGCCGCCGCCCGAGTTGTCATAGGCGATCGCCACCAACAACGCGTCACCCACGGCAAGAGCCGTAGTGGTGGCGATCGTCGTATGTGATGCGCCCGAAGCGGCGTTAGCCGTTCCTGCGCTCGCGTAGGTGAGCGCCACGGCTTACCTCGCTATGCAGCGACAGCGAAACCGAGACTGATCGCTCCGACTGCAAACGTCAGTGTGTCACCGGCTGTGTAGGCGTTGGCGTTGATGATGCCTGAGCCGAGGAAGTTGCCAGCAGCGGCGGCATCGAACAGCGAGTAGTGCGAAGCATCCTGCGAACCGGCGATGCCGGTCCATTGCACCTGGGCGCTGTTCAGGATCGTTGTGTTACCGGCAGCCGTCGAAGGCGCACCGAAGGTAACTGCCTTGCGCGACGTTTCAGTGGCGACCGATGTCAACCCCGCAGCGCCGGGATCGGCAGTGTGCAACTGCATGTATGCCTGGGCAACCACGAACGACGTGTTGCGGAATGCAGCGTCGAACCACTTGCCGATCAGGTAGGAGCTTGGGCCTAGTGTCATTGTTGACCTCTCAGGTTGAGATATCGGTGATGTTGATCACCATTTGGGGAAGGGTGACATTGCCACCGTTGGGCGTCAGTGGTGCAGCCGGTGTGTCGATGCCGACCAGCGGCCTGGTGACATCGGTGCCACCGCCCTCGACGTAGTAGACGACCCTGCCCCATGTCGCTCCGGCAGCGACATTGGGGATCACAGGAGCAGTCGCCGTGATCTGAACCTTGTCACCAGCGTCATCCTCCACGACACCGACACCGGCCAAGTCCTGACGGCTGTAGCCGACGTTGGCGGCCTCGATGATGCCCGAGGCGGCGAGCACGTCAGAGACGAAGTTCATGTCCTTGACCTGGGCATTGGTGAGCGTGCCTGCCGTCGTCAGCACCAGGCAGCGGAAGTCCGTCGATGCCTGGATCGCCGTGTTGATCAGCGTGAACAGGCCGCGGTTTGCCATCACGAACGTCATCGGTATCTCCCTGTCATGGCGCGAGCCTGAGGTAGAGGGTGTTGGACTGCGGGTTGGCAGGAGGCCACTCGTCGTAGGGCACCGCCACCACCATCGTCCCCGAGGGACCAGGTGGGCCAGGAGGACCGGCAGGACCGGGCATGCCACCGGCACCGACCGAGATCGGCGTGATCCTGGTGACGATCTGGACCGGATCGGAGCCGCCCGTCTTGACCACTGCGCCCTGTGACCCACCAGGGATGACGATGTTGCTCATGGCACCCGTCCGTTGGGACCGACGAACCAGCCGCCGTTCCAGGCCACTGGCACCGGCACCGTCTCATCGGGAGGCTCCGGTAACACATCAGTGTCGGTGATGCGTGCCCGGACCGTGCAGAGGCCCCACAACCACGTCCGCAGGCCGGTGACGGGAGGCCAGACTTCATCCTCAGGCCAGTCCACAGGCTGTGGAAAGTTGGCGAAGTCGTACGGGCTGATCGAGTACATCTCCCACACGTAGTAGCCGCGGAAGTCGTTGAGTTCCCTCGGCAGGAACAGTTGCACGAGCGTCGTCCCGAGCGTGTCATCGAACGTGCCCGGTGGGTAGTACGAGGCGTCGGTGGTGAACTCATTGATCAGTGTCGAGGTGTAGATCGGCCAACGCCTGATCTGGGCATGCCACTCCCACGTGCTCATGTCCAGGTCCGGCTGCGAGGTGTCCTGCAGATACAGCGGTATCAGCACGTCGTCACCCTGACGGAAGCTGATGTCGAGCCGGTCGGGCTGGCGCTCCCAGGACTGCGTGGTGTCGCCAGTGGACCCTGAGGGGTTGTCGCCTGTGACAACTCCTCCTGGATAGAAGGGTATGAGCGCAGGCACCTGCGGCTCGGCGGGGATGAAGGCACTCGCTTCCAGCAGCGACGAGGCGCTGGCGGCAATGCGGGCTGGTGCGTCTTGACCGAAGCGGGAAGCGACGTACGTCATCTCAACTCCTGATGTAGGTGTAGACGGTGAGATACGCCGGAGTGATGTCGATCGCAGCGCCTTGGCCAACAGGGTCCTCGGTGACAACATGGTTGTGGACCGGAACGTTGTCGAAGAAGATTTGGTGCTCGTGGTCGCCGTCGTCACTCATGTTGTGGCCGTGACCGGACCCTTCTGATCCGATTGAGATACCAGTCTGAGCGTTGGCGACCCAATCCACCGCTGACACCGAGTAGGTGTGGTTGCGATCGTTGAAGAGGGCGTCGATCTTGTTCTGCCCGCCCCACACCAGGCACACGAACGCTCCGGCCGGGTACTGGCCGTGGTAGTGCCCGTGACCGGGATCGGTCACAGGATGGCTGTGCTCGCCGCCCGAGACAGTGTGCTTGTGGCCACCTGCACGACCGATGTGAGCGCTGGGAGTGGAGCCACCGTCCACGATCGTCTGCACGTTGTGCTTGTGCGGCGGAAGCTGTGCAGGGCTGAGCGTGATGCGGTTGTTGCTTTGGTTGCCACCCGGCTGGCCGATGAAGTTGGTACCGCCCATCAGCATGCGCCCCTGAGCGTTGGGCATCGTCATCGTGCGGTGTGGAGCGACACTGCCGGAGTTGATGTTGCCCGCCAGCGCAGCGATCCCGAACAACCGCGGGTAGAGGTCTTCACTCACGTCGGTCTGACCGTTGAGCGGTACCCAGCCAGGCATGTTGGCGGGAATCTCCAGGCTCTGGATGACCGTGCCCACCGGGATCGCCCCGGCAGCAGTCATCAACTCTTCCCACCCAGTGTCCGAGCGAATGTAGAGCTTGCCGGTCGAGAGACGTTGATACAACGCTCCCAACGGGTAGCTCGTGTAGGTCGGAAGCGTGTCGCCCACCCCGAGGTTGAGGCCGGTGACGTAACGATCAGCGATGATGTCGCGGCCAGCGTGAACGTCCTTGCCTGGGTACACCGACCCCGACAGTTCCAGGTCGTCCTCGATCTTGAGCGTGTGTTCCTTGCTGCGATAGAGGTACGTGTCACCGGCCCATCCGGTGCGGCCGTCGCCAGCAACGTTGAAGTAGTCCCCCGAGCCGTTGACGTTGCGGATCAGCGCATCGGTGGCAGCAATCTTGGTGAGCAGCGCCTTGGACACGAAGCGGCGCTTGTCCACAACGTTGTTGGCGAACGAGTCGCCCGTCGTGGGACAGAACACCGACGCCAGCAGCACGCAGTCGTCAGGTACCTCGGGGAACACCGGATCGACCTGCGGGTTCCCCGGCAACACCTTCACGTTGCCAGCGGTGTCGGCCACCACCAGATCGAAGCGGTCCTGAGAGCCGCCGTTGCCGAAGTGGACGGTGCCCCCGACGATCGGCTTCAAGATGCCGTCGATGACGACGGTGCCTGGGTTGACCGTGCCGGACGTACCTGAGACTGAGACAGAGCAGCCGTCTACGACGCCCCAGCGGGCGTTGGCGATCGTGGAGAAGTCGATTGCGTCCGGCTCGGACATCCGTGGATACGGCGCATCTGCGGCGTTCGGGATGAGGAACCCGTCATGATCTACAGATGAACGTCCGGCCATTCGGCCCTCCTAGCGCTGATACACCTTTCCGAGGCCAATGAGATACTGGCCGATGTGGACCGGGACCCGGTACCGCTTGCCCTCTTCCAGCCGCACGGTGAAGTGGGGGTTGCCGTACGTGAACTCTTCGATCGTCTCGGCCATCCGAATCTCCATCCAGCCGTCATCGCTGACCTGTGGCGGAGGATCGCGGAGCGGCTCGACTTCGATCTCTTGCTGGCGCTTGCCGAAGCCGAGATCGGACGGCCTCGTCACCTCACTGAGAGCGGGGTCGAAGGCAGGGTCGATCCTGACCTGAGTCGGCACTTCTGCCGGATCGTTCTCGATCTCGACCACTGGTTGCTGGCGGCTGCGTGATGTTGCCACGTCATGTTCTCCTTGGGATATCCCGGTATGGATCAGCCCGAGACTACGTGGTCTGGAGCGCCTCCAACTGGGACAGCAGCGTCGTGCGGTTCTTCCCAGCCTGCTCGGCGGTGATGATGTCGGCCACCTCGTCAGGATGAGCGGTGGCGTAGTCCACCACTTCCTGGACGGTGTGGGACTCAGGGTCGTACGGCAGCAACGACTCCAGGTAGCTCACGAGCGTGGTGCGGTTCTTGCCCGCCACCTCGGCATCGAGGACAGCCTTCACGTCCTCGGCGTACTGCAGTGTGTTGACGTGCTCCTGCACCTCGGCCACTGTGTGCTCACCAGGGTCATATTCGCCGCTGCCGTTGCCGCCCTCAGCCGACATCAACCCGGTTGTCGGACCAGCGCCTGCAGCGGCGTTGACGACGATCGGGTAGCTGCCCGCAGGCGGATACTGGGAGTCAGACGAAGTGACGGTGCCGCCCGAGGCTGCCGAGGTCACGTCGGCGTTCACCTTGGCGTAGGTGAACGTCGTGCCCGAAGGCGTACCGGTGATCACGTAGGTGCCGTTGAACACGGTATCGACACCAGTGATGACGACCGTCTGGCCGACCTTGAAGCCGTGTGTGGCTGTCGTGGTGAGCGTGGCGACGTTGTTCGTCAGCGCCTTGTTGCTGACGGTGCGAGCGACGTTGGTGACCGTCAACGTGGCGGTCTTGGCACCAGGCGTGGCATAGGTGACCACGGCGGGATCGGCCAGCACCTGAGGTGTCGGCGTGCCATCAGTTGGGAACGCCCACGAGAAGTCCTGGTCGGGGCGGGTGGTTGTGGCATCCAGTCTGAAGTCCCACTTCAGACCGTTGGCCGGGTCCACGACGCCAATCACCGGACCGGTTTCCTGAACACCCTGGGACCCGAATGTGTATGGTCCATGGACCGCGACAATGCTCATTGTGATACCTCCGTATCGGACGAAGGAGGGGGTGAGAGTTGGGGTCCCACCCCCTCCAACGATCAGTTGGTGATGATCTTCACCACGGACGAATCGGTGACCACGCCCCAGCCCCAGATCGAGTACCACGCCAGCGCGTGCTCACGACCGAAGTCGAGCACGCCGCCGTCACGAAGCTCGACAGGGAGCGAGATGGCATGCCCGAAGGCATTGTCACCGAGCATGATCGCCTCAAAGACGCCAGACCCGGCTCCGGTGTACGGACCCCACGGCTCGCCCCACCCAGGCGTCGGCCGCCCGTACTGCGGCAAGATGTCCACCGGGACCTGCGTCTCGGTCGAGCCTGCCGTCGTCGGGTCCTGGTCGATGCCCGCATAGGCGTCGGCCAACTCGTCGTAGCTGGTGAGGCCAGCGTGCGGAGCACCGGCCGGGAGCGTGCCTCCCGCAGTACCAGCCGCCAACGCTGCGCGCTGCGCCTCGTTGAGGCCGAGTGCGTTGCCACGCCAATCGACGGCAGCCGGGTTAGCCGTGGTATGCGCTCCACCGGGCAGCGCCGGATAGGCGTCCACGGCGTCGAGTGCCACCTGCGAGTACGGCGCGCTGATCTGCGTCGTCTCGATGAACACCACGTCGTTGAGACGCCCGATCTCCCCGAGCATGAAGTTGCCGGGGGCGGCGTACTTGGTGACCTCGATCCACTCCGGCGTGTCACGCAGACGGCGCGACTGGTGCGGGTGGATGAAGCACACGTACGTCTCCCCGAGCCGCGGGATGTTCTTGGCCGAGAGCACCTCGACCGCATCCTTGACGGCGTGCGGTGTGAGGAAGTAGTCGTCGGCAATCGTGGCCGTCGTTCCCGAGGCCACGACCTGGGCGATGGTGGTCGCCGGGGTGCCAGGCTCGTAGACGCCGTAGCCGGTGTTGATCGCACCCGGCTTCTGATAGCCGAGCACCACCGAGGACGCACGAGCGAGTGTGTCACGCGCCTGGTTGTCCATGTACAGCGCCATGTTGCGCCCGAGCAGTCGAGACGCCGAGGCCATGATGTCATCGAAGCTGGCGTTCAGCAGCAACTCCGACACCGCGACGGCGAACCCCTGCTCGGCAACCGTGATCGCGTACTGGTTGGCCGTGATGGCGTGCGTCTTCATGCGGACGCCTTCCATCAGTGGCCCAGCCGGGATGGGGAGGTTGTTATACCTCATGAAGTTCACGGACAGTCCAGGCATCGTGCCCAGTTCCGTCTTCTTCACTGCGAACTGCTCAAATCTGAGCACTGGCATCGACTGGAAGAGGATTTCCTTGCTCCAGATGGTCTGGATCGCAGGACCCATCATCGTGGAACCGGTGGCAACGCTTGCGCCGTAACCAGCGCCTGTGTTGTCCATGGCGGACGTGCCGAAGTAACCGACAGGCTCGACGTACTGGGAGTACGCGCCACCCGTCGCCAGACGAGTGGTACCGGTGATGCCGGATACGACGGGAAGCTCGCCACCAAGCTGTGCGCCTGTGGGCATGTGCTATCTCCTTATGGCGGGGGGCGATGTGTTACCGCCCCGGCAGATGTTGGTCTGCGCCGCTTAGCGCCCTCTCCCTCGATTGGGATTGGTCGCCTGTAGGAGTTGTGCCCGGTACTTCTTATACGTTTCCATGTCCATTCCCCGAATATCGTCGGGGGTCAACGATTCATACGACGGCATTTGTTCCATTGGTCCTACCGGGGGTGCAGTAGGCGCGGCCCCCCTGGGTTGGAACGGCAACTGCTGCTGAGCGGCAGCCATGTTGGTGAAGATTTGCGCGGTGCGCGCCTTCATCACCTCGATCGAGGCGTCCACGGCCTCGGGAGTGTCACCGCTGATCAGATCACGCAGTTCCGGCAAGATGTTCTCTGCCTCCTGCTCGACACGATCGCGGCGGTACTCCTGCACTTGGGCGAACGCACGCTCCTTCTCGAAGATCGCACGGTCGCTGTCGTAGCGCGACTCCAACTGAGTGAACCGTTCCTGCCACCCAGTCTCTCGACGGGCCAAGAGGTCACGCACCTCAAGTTCGCCCTCTTCCTTGAGCCGCTTGGCTTCGGCGGCCTCCGCTGCCAAGCGATCACGCTCGGCTTGCTCCTGCTCTCGCTCGGTTGCGAACTGGCGCATCTGGCCGCTCAGTTCGTCAATCCGCCCATAGAGCTTGTCTTTCTCCTGCTGGCGTGCCCGCTCGATGTCCTCATCGGTCCAGCGGTACTGCGGCCCATTCTGAGTTGGCTGCTGTCCGTTCTGGAACGGTGGCTGAACGAGTGGTTGTGACACCTGCTGTGCCGGTGGTTGCTGTAGTGCCTGTGGGTCGATGGCCGGGACGCGCGCCGCTGGCGTGATGTTGCCGCCTGCGATGAAGCCCTGACCCGTCTCTCCGAGGTTCTCCGTGTTCGACATAGGTGAATATCCCTGTTGGTTGTCCGGGTGTTCGGTTGTTGTTATAGCACGACCGTGACCGATACGTCGCTATGCCCCTGCATACGACGCTATCGAATGGCTCACTGCGGCTGCTCGTTGAAGTCGCTCATCTCCGGTGGATGCACGCCGTAGGCCATGTACTGAAGCTCCTGCGCCATCTGCGGATCGACCTGGCCCAACATCGGCTGCGGGTTGCCCTCGGCATCCTGCGCCATCATCGGCTGACCATCGGGTGACATTCCGGTCGCCATCATCGTGAACGCCGCGATCTGGCTCTGCACCAACTGCAGCGCGCCGGACTGCTTGGCGTCCTCCAGCATCTCCTCAAAGATTTCCTGCATCTTCTGATCGGGGAAGGCGTAGCCGAGGTCACGCAGCGCGCCCTTGCGGCTCTCCAGGTTCATCGCCATGAGTGCTTGAATCTCGCTGATCTTGATCAGGCGGTCCATCGGCATCGGCATCGGCCAATCGACGTAGGACCGGTAGCTCACCGGGTTGGACGGATCGAGTTCCGGCATCTGATCTGGCTTCAACTCGATCGCTGACAGGTAGGGGTTGTACACCACCAAGTCGGGGGCGAACACGAAGGCGTGCCGGATCACCAACTCGTTGATGTGTTGGAAGAGCGGGGTGTACTGCACCTTCTTGCGCTCGTGCTTCATCATCAGCGGCTGGTACTGCACCGTGAGGGCGACACCCGATGTGTTACTGATCGGCTGCATCGTGCCCAGGGCTTGGGCTGGAACACCGGTCAGTTCGTGCATCGCCTGCTTGAGCAGTTCCATGTAGCCGAGCGGGCCGGTGAAGTTCGTCTCCAACTCCAGGTTCTGGATGCGGGCGTCCTTGTTGTTGATCGCCCAGACCTTGCGTGGTCCCTTCTCCAGGTTCGCTGCCTTCGCTCCTGTGATGACTGTGACAGGGGCGACGTGGTAGTTGATGATGTCGGAGATTTCGGTGGCCTTCTCGTTGTATTCACGGTTCAACGAGATGAGGTCGTTGATGTCGGCCAGGCCCCACGGACTCGACGCCACGGCGATGTTCTGTGTGAACGCCACTGGTATCACACCGAGTGGATTGGGCCGTGCGTCGATCAGTTCGTCGTTGATGTACTCCTCGATGGTCGTCTCTGTCATCAGTTCCACGTAGGTCATCACCTGGCGCGTACCGTCGATCGCCGTACCCCAGAACTTGTACTTGAGTTTGAAACGGATCATCCTCGTTCTGTCGTGCGGGTGGAACTCTGGGAAGCAGAACGCCGGATTGAGCGGAAGGATGCGTATCTTCCCTGGCTGAGGTACGCCAACAGGATCAACAAACGGTTCCTCGTAGGCCACTTTGACGAAGACATCACCACTCACCGATCCCAACTGGCCGATCTCCATCAGCACGGCCATCTTCTGATTGTGAACCTCCCACACCTCCTTGAGCATGTAGGGGATGATGGCGGCGGTGGCCTCGGGCGAGTGGAAGTGGATCGGCTTGCCGAAGGAGAAGTTGGTGAGATACTCGGAGAACGCCTTGACCCAGTTGAAGGTCAGTTGCGGTTCGCCAATCTCGCGCTTGTAGGCCCAGTGGTAACCCAGGAACCACGCCCAGTTCGATGCATACCGGTTGAGCCTGGGGCCGTGAACCTCAAACTCTTCGTCGGCCAACTCCACCAGCCCGAGCGGGCTGATCGCGATCGTCAGATCGGACGCCGCCGCTCGATAGCTCGGGGGGGAAAAGCTGACGGTCATTGCTGGGAACGCCTCTTGGGCGGATGAGCGGCGACGTTCTCCATGAGCGTCTTGCGATCGTAGTGCCTCAGGCCGATCCAGATCGGCTGCCCTGTCAGCCGCTCGATGTCAGCGGCAGCGGCGATGCGATGGTGAGCGTCGGTCACCTGGAACGAGTTGGTGCTTTGCTCACGGTGGAACACGGTCGGCCCCTTCTCGATGTCGTAGCCGTGCTCCAGGATGCTCTCGTAGACACCGGCACCATGCACGCCACTGTCGGCTGGCTGCTGCGACTCCTTCAGCTTGCGCCTCCACATCGCACCGATCGGCTCGCGCACGGTGTCGGGGCCACCGGAGCCGTGCAGGATGTTCTGATCGCCCGAGTACGTGAGGTTCCGCTTCAGTTGCCCCGCCGAGGCGAACAACTGCAACTGCGGGCCGAACTGCGGGCCGAGCTTGTCACGTGTCGCCATCAGACTCGCCCTCTTCCTCATCCTTCCCGCCACCGAACTGCGCACGGCTGATCGCCGGGTGCATCATCTCGAAAGCGAAGGCAGCATGGTACCTCCGCTTGTCACGGCGCTCCTGTTCATTCATCGCCGGGGGATCGAGATCGTGTTCGGCGGGCATCAGGACATGCGCCTCCGCATCGGCCCCGAGGGACCGCCTCCCATCGTCGCTTCGGGCACCATGCCGCCAGGCGTTCTCCGCAGAGTCATCGTGTTCCACGTCTTGATGGGCGGTGCCTCGATGTCCACGTACTGGTGCCCCTCCGGTGATGTGCCGATCTGTGGCTGGACCACGATCGGTTGGCCACCGATCCCAACCTTGGTCTGCACCGACTCGCGATCGACGCGACGGTTGGGGTGATCGGCTGTGTTCTGACCGCGGGCCATTGCGCTACTTCCTGCTCTTCGGTGACGACTTCTTGTCGTCCTTGTCCTTGGAGCCGAACGGGGCGGCCTTCTTGCCGCCGAACTTGTCGCCCTTGGCGCTGCTCTTCTTGTCAGCCATGATTCAGTCCGATCTCGGTTGGTTGTGCCAGTCGTTCTTCACGATCGGCTTGGGAACGTCCGACCTGGGGGCGTTGTGCCAGTCGTTCTGCACGAACGGCTTGGCCGGGGTGTAGTTGCCGGTGACGTTCATCATCGTGCGATGCGCCTCGTACGCCTCACGCGTGCCGCTCCGGCCTGGGTGGTTAGCGGTGTCTTCGCCTCGTGCCATTGTGATACTCCTACGTTCGCCTGTACGGAGACTTGGAGCGCATGTAGCGCCGGTACTGGTTCTTGATCGGGTCGTGTTGATACATCGCCGGGAACTGCTTGTTCGATACCGGCGGGAACGGATCGTTGACTTGCTTGTGTTGGTGAGCGGCAGCATTCGTCTCGACGTGATGGCGCGGCGGCTGACGCCTCGGCCGCGACTCACCTCGATACAGGCTGCTGGTCACCTCGGACGACCTGTGCTCACGATCGCTCCCTCGTCACGGAAGCCATACTGCTGGGCCACGTTGGCGTAGAACGCTGCACGGCGCTCACC